GCCTATGGCTGCGTTGAGTTTCTTTGCGGCTTTCTTAGTCGTCGGCTTCATCTTCGAGCGGGACGCTCCAGCCTTCGCGATCCCTTACCCGCCGCTGGTATGCTTCGGGATCGTATTTATAGCCCGTGAGCTCGTTCAGAATTTTGTAGCACTCCGAACGGATCAGGGCTGAGGCTTCGTTCGCTGTGGTCACTTGCACAACGTCCATAGCGAGTCGGCCGGGTAGAGCCATGATCATGCTGCGGACAGTGTAAACGAGGTCGTTCGTCATGGCTTCCACGTCCTCGCTGCGGTGCATTTTGCCCTCCAGCTCTTTGAGCTGCATGTCTGCGATCTTGGCTTTGCTCTGTTTGAGGTCTGCCTCAGCTCGCAGCTTGTCAGCTTCGGCCTGCACGGTGTCGGTGCTTTTTTGCTCCTTGCCGTTGGCCTTTTCACTCAGGTACTTTATATACGCCTGCACGGTCGGGAGAAGGTCGAACTTGTACGGCTTTTTTTGTACTGCCGGTATGACGCCCTCCTTCGCGAGTTGCTGCACACGGCGATCAGTGACGCCGAACAGTTTCGCGATAATGTCAGAGCCTTGCAGGTTGGTTTTTCTCTCTGTTTCTGCCATGGCGTCACCTCCTTTCACGGGTGCCAGACGAAACGAAACGGCCTGAAAAAATTTTTTTGAGTCTACGCGAGTTTTGGGCTCGCCAGCACCGCAGGCGGTTTTTTCACGTCACAGTACCTTCGCGGCTTTGGTTGCCTCGTTGTGGGCGTTGTGGCGGCTTGCTTTTGGCTTTGCTCGCGGCGGTCGTTTGCTTGGTGCTTTGGTGTTCGCTCGGCGCTTCCTTGTGGCTCGGAGCGGGAGCGGGGCGGCCTTTATTTCATGGCCTGCTGGACGTGGTGCTGGAAGCGTTCGCCCAGCTTGGTGCTGATTGTTTGCTCGATTGTTTCACGGGCCCGGCCGTCAATCATTTGCGGCACGGAGAGGGTGCGGACTCCTTCGATCGGGGTGCGGCCTGAGCCGGTTCTCTGGAAGGGTATGTGTGCTGCGCCTTCCTCCCCGCCTTTGTTTGGCGCAAGGAATGTGCCCGGCGGCATTTTGGCGCGTTGTCCTTTAATAATCGTAGCTTTGACAGTGTAGGGCTTTGGTGGTCTTACCATGGCCACTGGCGAGCCCTTTCCTATGAGTTGGCCGGGGATCCTGATCGGGTTCGTTTGCTTCGTTGTAGGCCTTGCTTTCGGACTGAGCTTGAAGTGGATCGGCGTCAGGGTGCGGCCTCTATATTCGAGGGTGGCACCGTCTACGGTTACGCCTGCCACGCTGATCTTAGTGCGGCCTCGCTTTGGTTTCTTGGCTGCTTCTTTGATCGCGTCGGTGTCTACGCCGTAGTGTTCGCGTATTCCCTTAGATACCCAGCCGGGTGCTCTGCTGGTGAAGTCCGACACGGTTCGCTTTATGGCTACCTCACCGCCGTTCTCCAGTTTTTTGAGCTTTTTCACAAGCTCAGCACCTCCAGCGCACGACACTGAAAAGCTGCCGCTCGTCCTTCGGCTCCGGCCGGTATAAAATATGTCGCTCACGGTTTACCTCCCTTCTGTTGTCTGGTGCGGACGGAGAGGCTCGAACTCTCACGGCTGTGAGGCCACGAGCTTCTGAGGCTCGCGTGTCTGCCAGTTCCACCACGTCCGCATGGCAATAAAAAACACCGACGCTGTGTCGGTGTCTATGTTTTGTCTGTCTTTTGTCTGTCTTTTGTGTGCCCATTGTACATTTTACACACGGGATTATCCCTTTATATCCTTTTTTATCCCTTTTTGTCCCCGCCTGAGCGTCTGTGCCGAGTTTCTGGCGAGTTTTATCGAGTGGGCGCGAGTTTCTTCGAGTGCACAAAAAGAGCCCGCCTGCAGCCTTGTAGGGGCTTTCTGGCGGGCTGTTTTATTCTTGCTGGGTGTTTGTCCGGTTCTTTTCGTTGTAGGCTCTTGTGAGGGCTTGCAGCGCAGAGCCGTGGAGCTTAAAGGTGCGTTTCAGGTACCGGCGTTCGTACTCGTCGTAGTCGGGCTCGTTTCCAAATAGTGCGGCACTGATAGCCCACCACTTTTCACGATCAAAATATCGCATTTCTATGACGGTCTGCTCGTCCGGGTTCCTGATCATGTCGATCAGCGCCTCCAGTTCCGCGCGTTGCCTTCGTTCCTCCCTTACCATGTCCCGGATCTTGTCCTCCAGTTCCATTTTTTTGAGGATCTGTCGTTCTGTTTTGCTGGTTCCGTCGCCGCCTCCACTTGGCAGCCCGGAGAGGTTCGGGGTAGAAGGGGAGCCCATTGTGGCGGTGAGCGTTTCCAGTCGCTCGATCTGGTTGTCAATCTTGCGCTGGTACGCTGCGTAGTCCTCCAGCCTCTTTTTTATTGCGTCGGTTTCCTTTGGCTGCTTTTCTTCGTTCTGGCTCATGGGCTCACCTCCTTTCTGCGGTTAGTCTGTGAACATACTCTCGAAGTGCTCACGGCCCAGCTCTTTGCCTTTCCTGAGCAGCCGGATCCCGGTCGTTTTTCCGGTTGTCTGTATGTAGCGGCGCACAATAACGTCCACGAAGCGCGGCTCCATTTCCATGAGGTACGCCGTCTGGCCGACGCTCTCGGCTGCGATCAGTGTGGTGCCTGAGCCTCCGAAGGTGTCCAGAACGCCGTCAGCCCATGCGGTATTGTCGAGTAGCTTCTCCAGTATTTCCACCGGCTTTTGCGTCGGGTGTAATTCATTACCAGAGCGAGTGCACTCGATCACATTGCCGTAGCCTTTGTGGTTGTCCCACTTTGGCTTTGTGCGGTGCGCGAACATGACGAGCTCGTGCTGCGTTCTCCAGCCCATACCCATGCCCGGCGTTTTCTTGTTCCATACGATCATATTCTTAACGCCGAAGCCGCTTTCCTCCATGACGTCGTAGAGGTATAGCCACATGCGCCAGTCGGTGAAGGCATACACCACCGTGCCCTCGAAGTTTTTCAGCACCGAGCGCATGAGCTGCTGGTACCCGCGTGTGCTGAGGGTGTCGTTTGCGATTGTAACCTCGATCTCTTTGCCGCTTGCGTCGTGTCTCTTGGTTCCTATGCTGCCGGAGCTGCGCCCGGACTCTTGGAAGCCGCCGGAGCAGTAGGGTGGATCTGTGAGTAGGATCTGGGGCTGGGCTCCGTCGAGCAGTAGCTCACGATCCTTCTCGTTGGTGCTGTCACCACATACAACGCGGTGGCGTCCGAGGATCCAGAGGTCGCCCTTCTGTGTGATTGTCTGTTCCGGCTCCGGTGCCTCCGGTATTTCGTCCGGTTCGCTCAGGTCGTTGTGGAGCGCCTCGGCCAGTCCGGTGATCAGGCTTTCCACTTCGTCCTCAGTGAAGCCGGTCAGCTCCATGGGGATCTCGCCGGTGTCAATATCCGCGAAAATATCAGCGAGCAGCTTGTTGTCTATCTCTGCCAACTCCGCGATCCGGTTATCTGCCACCAGATCGGCGTATTCCTCGGCCTCGTTTGTGTAGTTCTGGTAGTCTACCGGCACTTCCTTGACGCCTTCGAGTAGTGCTGCAGCAAGTCTGCCGTGTCCTTTTACAATAAAGCCGGAGCGCTTGCTTACCGTGATCGGCTGCCTCCAGCCGGTTTGTCTGATTACTCGGCCGAGTAGCTGGATCTGAGTGTCCGGGTGTGTGTTCGGGTTTTTAGGGTTCGGTACCAGCGTTGTGACGTCTACGATCGCGTCATGTGCGCAGTGCACCGGCACACCGTCGGCCCATGCTTTCGGTTGTGCTTCTGTTTTATAGTCCATTGTGTCGTCCTCCTTTACTTTGGCGCGTTCGCCAGCTGGTTGTCAGCCTTTGCCATGCAGCGGCGGCGAAGTTCCGCGTCTGTTTCTCCGGGCAAGCGTCGGATCTTGAAGTCCTCCCACGCTTTGAGCTCCAGAGCGCGGCCACCGAGCGGCGTCGGGCGCTTATTCCACACGCCTGCGGCTTTGGCCTGCCTGATAATGCGGCGATCTACCTTCCTGCGGCGGTACCAGCGTTTGAGTCTGGCAGCAGTTACCAGAACAGAGCCCGCAGCTGCGAACAGTGCCATGGTGAGCCATGGGATCCATATAATACCCAGAGCGGCAGCAGGCCAGCTCATGCGGACGGCTCCGGCAGCTTTCAGGCCGAGCAGTAGGAGCCAGAGAACGCCGGAGAGGGCGCACCAGAGCACCCACACGGCTGTATAATTTCTATTTCTTTTTATTTTTATTTTCACGCTTTGCCCTCCTTCGCTGCGCTCGGTTGCCTCCGGGTTTTGGTGTGCTGTCCGGGTGGTATGGCTGCACGAGTCCGGCTTTAATTGCGCACTCAGTACAGAGCAGCTGCACGCCTTGGTTCTCTACCAACTTGTCGGCCTCTGGTGTTTTCCAGCAGCCGCGCCCACATTTCGGGCACTTTATGAGCTCCCAGTCCGGGTGCTTTTCCTTCACGTTGCCGTTGAGGTTCTTCTCCATAGGAAGGCAGAGGATCCCGCCTTTTTCGTCCTTGCCTCTCGGTCTAATGTCGATCCCGTTCGCGATTAGCTTCTCGCGGGTGTCGTCGGGCTGTTCTTCCTGCTTGACTTCCAGCACTTCCACCTGATTGAGATCGAGGCAGAAGGATCCGGCCGGTTCCCATTTCTTTGCCTTCCACATTTCCGTGAAGGCTTCCAGCGTATCGCAGGAGCAGAGGCCCGCTTCGGTTTCTGTCTGGAATACCGTCAACATGACAGCCTCGTCGTGTTCGTCCTCCCAGCCGTAAAGGTGCCAGCTTTCGTGTTTGTCGTAGTCCCATTGTGAAAACCAGAGCACATGGCCGTCAATGGGCCAGCCCGTGCCCGTCACTGTACCGGTGACGATCTTCGGTTTGTATGCCATAGGTGTGTACCTCCTAAAATATCGTATTGATCGCAATAATGAGCAGCACCAGCGCCACGAAGGCGATCGTGATGTGCTCGCGTTTCTTGTCGCTGATCGGCGGGTTTGCTTCGCCTACAATAAAGAGTAGGCAGACGAAGGCCACGAGGCCGAGCAGAATGTTGAGTGCTACCATGTTTTTGCCTCCTTCGGTAGAAGGGAGGGCGCGAGGCCCTCCCGCTGCTTATGCAATAATAGTGATTTGCTCGCGGTTTGGAATATCTGCCAGCGCTTCCACAAGGTACGCCTTTACATTGTCAACGGCCTGAGACTTCCAGAGCCCGCCGTCAGCAGCCACGAGCTTGAAGCTCGGAGTACCGCCCCTGCCTTCGCTGATACGGAACACAAACTCGCTCGCCGGTTGCTCCACTTCCAAAAAGGTGCGGTAGGGGATCAGCTTCACCGGGTTGGGTACCAGTGCGTTGTCCTTGGTGGTTACTCCAGTCTTGATCACTGCCTGCTGGCTGATACCGTCGTCGGAGTAGGTGGCCTGCTGGGTGTTTACGATATTGCTCGCCAGAATGGTGACAGCTTCGCGGTCGTCACTCGGTACGAAGCAGGACTGCATAGAGACGAGAAAACTCTCCTGATCGTATTCCCTGCCATACTCAAACTGTGGCAGCATGGCGTTGACTTCGAACAGTGTTTCGCGGTCACGCTCAGCGAGCAGCCCGGAGTAGAGCAGCACCTTTGTGGCGCTTACTACCTGAATGATCATACGGTCGCGGAGTTCCTCGCGGCTCTCCTTGATGTAGTCCACTAAAGAGGTGAGAGTGGTCGCCTTGATAGGTTCGGCCTTGTCCGCTGCGTCGTAGCGTCTGAGATCCTTCGTGCAGTATGTTCTCCCGTTGATTTCGATTGTTTCCGGCTTCTCTGCCTTTACGGCAAGCCCGGTAATATAAGCGATCGCTTCTTTGATACCTTCCATTTTGTTGTCCTCCTTATCCTTGTGCAGCTCTCTGGCTGATTGATACTATACGACCGGCGGTCGTTTTCTGGTCGTCCGCGGTCTGTCCGGCGGTTTCGTACACTTCGCCGGTGTCTGGATCATAATCGCGGCCCGGTACGAGTTCCGGCGCTTCATTTTCCTGCTTTTTGCCTCGATTTCTCAGATCCAGAGGCTTGCCGGTAGGTGCTGCGGCCTTTGGTGCCTCAGCTGGTGCAGCTTCCGGCTCTGTTTCCTCCTGAACATAGCCGGAGAGATCCATTTGTCCACGGATCTGCCCGTCGTACTCTGCGATCTCGATCTCACCGGTTCTCATATTGAGGCCCATCACCATTTGAGTGTCGATCGCTTCGGTCGCTGCGAGCTTGGTCGTCACTGCGATCGAGGTGCTCACCATTTGGCGGGACTTGTTCGGCGTAAATTTAATATTTACGGTGATCGCTCGCTTGGTGGTGGCGTCTGTGTTTGGGTTCTGGATATTCTCGGCCACCTGCATGAGTGCCTCGTTGAGCTTTTCGGTGAAGGCCCCACCGGCCAGCG